CCACTGAGCAACATACTGCTGCTGGCTGACCGTATCGCGATGATAAATCCGGAGAGCGGCAACAGCACTCCGTTATTTGTGGCGCAGGGGAATCAGCTGTTCATGAACGACGTGTTCCTGAAGCGGCTGTTTGCGGTGAGTATCACCTCATCCGGCAACCCCCCGACGTTTTCCCTGACGCCGGAAGGGAAGCTGACAGCCAGGAACGCGGATATCAGCGGAGCAATTACCGCGAATACCGGCACGCTCAATAATGTCACCATTAACGAGAACTGTGTCATCAGAGGGAAACTGTCTGCAAACCAGATTGAAGGCGACCTGGTGAAGACGGTGGGGAAAGCCTTTCCCCGGAATAACAGTTATGCCAGCGGGACGGTAACCGTCACAGTTTACGATGACCAGGGCTTCGACCGGCAGATCATCATTCCCCCGGTGCTGTTTCGCGGGACGAAACACCAGAATTTCAACAGCCCGAATCAGCAGTCGTACTGGTATTCCACCTGTAAGCTGCAGGTGCTGAAGAACGGGGTTGAGATTTTCCATGAACCGGCAACGGATGTCAGCCGGGTGTTCTCATCGGTGATAGATATGCCGGCAGGGCGGGGTCATGTCACCCTGACGTTTAATGTGTCGTCGGCCGGTGCGAACAACTGGACGCCGACAACGTACATCAGTGATTTACTGGTTGTGGTCATGAAAAAATCCACGGCAGGGATCAGTATCAGCTGACGGTTTATTAACCCGGACGGGCACCTCAGGAGGTGCCTTTTTTATTGACTGAAAACAAAGAGGTAATCATGCGGCATTTATACGCAACGATATTATTGTTTACTACCCTGCTGGCAGGAATTGCCTTTCCTGCACAGGCTGAAAACGGACACGGTGCATTTTCCGTGGGATATGCTCAGGTTCACCCGGGCGGCGTACCGGCATTGTCCGGTACCGGTGCGCGTGCAGGTGATTTAAAAGGGATTAATGTGAAATACCGTTATGAGTTCACGGATCACCTGGGCGGCATTGTCGCGCTGAGTTATGCATCGGTGAAGAAAAGTGACACGATGAAGACGGGTGAAAATACCTTCCATTATGAAAGCCTGCGCGGTCGTTATGTCAGTCTGATGGCCGGCCCTGTCTGGCAGCTCAGTGAGCGGGTCAGTCTCTATGGCATGGCCGGGATGGCGTACACCCGCTGGTCTGACAGTGTTCAGGATTACCGGCGTGATGAAGTGAAACCGGGGTATGTGAAGGAGACCACCACCGCCAGTGATGGCCATACTGCGCGTCATCTGTCGCCGGCCTGGAATGCCGGGATTCAGTTCAGTCCCGTAGAGACGGTGGTTATTGACCTTGCTTATGAAGGTTCCGGCAGTGGCGACTGGCGCACTGACGGCTTCATCGTGGGTGTCGGCTATAAATTCTGATTAGCCAGGTAACACAGTGTTATGACAGCCCGCCGGTTCAGGCGGGCTTTTTTGTGGGGTGAATATGGCAGTAAAGATTTCAGGTGTACTGAAAGACGGCACAGGAAAACCGGTAGAGAACTGCACCATTCAACTGAAAGCCAGACGGACCAGCAGCACGGTGGTGGTGAACACGGTGGCCTCTGAAAATCCGGATGAAGCCGGTCGTTACAGCATGGACGTTGAGTACGGTCAGTACAGCGTCATTCTGTTGGTGGAAGGATTCCCGCCGTCACATGCCGGGACCATCACCGTGTATGAAGATTCTCAACCGGGGACGCTGAATGATTTTCTCGGTGCCATGTCGGAGGATGACGTCCGGCCGGAGGCACTGCGTCGTTTTGAACTGATGGTGGAAGAAGCGGCGCGTCACGCTGAGGAGGCGAAGAAGAATGCCGGAGAGGCGGAGACGTCCGCGAGGAATGCCGGCATATCAGCCAGTCAGGCAGAAGAGAGCGCTGCAAATGCTGACACTTCAGCAGGGGAGGCATCGGAGTCAGCCCGGCAGGCGGCAGAAAGTGCAGCCTCAGCAAAGCAGTCAGAGGATGCGTCCTCGTCCTCGGCTTCTGCGGCCGCTCAAAAAGCCAGTGAGTCATCACAAAGTGCAGCAGAAGCTGAATTGTCAAGAAAGACGGCAGAAAGTGCAGCCGGTAATGCAGCCAGGGATGCAACGACCGCAACAGAAAAAGCCCGGGAGTCAGCAGAAAGCGCACAGTCAGCGGAACAAAGCAGGATAGCGGCGGAAGAGGCCGTAAACCGAATCCCCACCGTGGTGGGACCTCCCGGGCCAAAGGGGGAACAGGGGCCCGCGGGTCCTCAGGGGCCGAAGGGTGATAAGGGAGAGCGCGGTGACACCGGCCCTGTCGGGGCAACCGGCGAACGGGGACCGGGAGGAGATACAGGTCCGGCAGGCCCGCAGGGGCCGAAAGGTGACAGGGGAGAGCGGGGAGAGACCGGTCTGACGGGAAATGCAGGTCCACAGGGTCCAAAGGGAGATACCGGGGCAGCAGGCCCGGCAGGCCCACAGGGACCGAAAGGAGAAACAGGTGCGGCTGGCCCGGTGGGGGCAACCGGACCTCAGGGACCGAAGGGCGACCCGGGGGAGACACAAATCCGTTTTCGTCTGGGGCCGGCGAGCATTATTGAGACAAACAGCCATGGCTGGTTCCCGGATACAGATGGCGCACTCATCACCGGACTGACCTTTCTTGACCCCAAAGATGCCACACGGGTTCAGGGTTTTTTTCAGCATTTGCAGGTCAGGTTTGGCGACGGGCCGTGGCAGGATGTTAAGGGGCTGGATGAAGTGGGCAGTGATACAGACAGAACAGGAGAATGACATGAATATACTAAAAAAACTTATGCAGCGTCTGTGTGGTTGCGGAAAGCATGATGACCGTGAACACGGGGAGTTACTTACAGCACAGCTGCGACTGGGGCCGGCAGACATCCTGGAGTCAGATGAGAATGGCATTATCCCGGAGCAGGACAGGGTAATCACGCAGGTGGTGATACTGGATGCGGATAAAAAGCAGATACAGTGCGTGGTAAGACCGCTGCAAATCCTGCGTGCTGACGGGAGGTGGGAAAATATTGGCGGAATGAAATAGCCGACAGCTTCACAAAAACCGGAGTCCGGCTCCGGTTTTTTGTTGTCATGTCCGGTGGATGTTTGTTAGGAATGTTCAGACAGGTTTATTTTGAATTTACACAGAATCCTAAACAGGTTCGAGAATTAAGAAAGAGGTTGTATGTTTAGCATAAGAACCCTACTACCTATTAGCGCCAGCGTATCAGTTCCGACAAAACAATCACGGTAATGCTGCCAACTTACTGATTTAGTGTATGATGGTGATTTTAAGGTGCTTGCGTGGCTTCCATTTCCATCAGATGTCCTTCCTGCTCCGCTACTGAAGGCGTGGTGCGTAACGGCAAAAGCACTGCCGGACATCAGCGCTATCTCTGCTCTCCTTGCCGTAAAACATGGCAACTACAGTTCACTTACACCGCCTCTCAGCCCGGTACGCACCAGAAAATCATTGATATGGCCATGAATGGCGTCGGATGTCGCGCCAGTGCACGCATTATGGGCGTTGGCCTCAACACGGTTTTACGTCACTTAAAAAACTCAGGCCGCAGTCGGTAACCTCGCGCATACAACCGGGCAGTGATGTGATTGTCTGCGCTGAAATGGACGAACAGTGGGGCTACGTCGGTGCTAAATCACGTCAGCGCTGGCTGTTTTACGCGTATGACAGGATACGGAGGACGGTTGTGGCGCACGTCCTCGGTGAACGCACTCTGGCCACACTGGAGCGTCTTCTGAGCCTGCTGTCGGCCTTTGAGGTCGTGGTATGGATGACGGATGGCTGGCCGCTGTATGAATCACGCCTGAAGGGAAAGCTGCACGTTATCAGCAAGCGTTACACTCAGCGCATTGAGCGACATAATCTGAATCTGAGACAACACCTGGCAAGGCCGGGACGGAAGTCACTGTCGTTCTCAAAATCGGTGGAGCTGCATGACAAGGACATCGGGCATTATCTGAACATAAAACACTATCAGTAAGTTGGAGTCATTACCTAAAGGCCTCTCTACACTGTGCTTGTATGGGGCTTCCCTGATCATGGCGGTTATCTATGTAATAGCATATGTACTTACGTGGTTTCTGAGGTGGTAGCGCGTAATATTATTTTATGTAAAAATATCTTGTAATCTTTAAATTTCATAACAAGGGCATGTCATGAAAATAATATCCACTGTTATTCAAACACCTTTCCCATTTGAGAATAATAATTCTCATACTGGCGTAGTAACGGAGCCTATTCTCGGTAAGTTAATAGGGCAAGGTTCAACAGCAGAAATCTTTGAAGATATGAATGATTCGTCTGCTTTATATAAAAAGTATGATCTTGTTGGTAACCAGAACAATGAAGTTCTGGAAATGGCTAGGCAAGAATCTGCCCTTTTTAATACTTTTTATGGCGATGACGCATCAGTTGTTATACAGTATGGCGGTGATGTGTATCTCCGAATGCTACGCGTGCCAGGGATTCCCCTTAGTGATATTGATACAGCTGATATTCCTGATAATCTAGAGAGCCTTTATCTGCAGTTGATATGTAAATTGAATGAGTTGAGTATAATCCATTACGATCTTAATACAGGTAATATGTTGTATGATAAAGAAAGTAATAGTTTATTTCCAATAGATTTTCGAAATATTTATTCTGAATATTACTCTGCAACCAAAAATGATAAAGAGATTATCGATCGACGATTACAGATGCGTACAAATGATTTTTATTCATTATTAAACAGAAAATATTTATAAGTGCTATATTCATGAATGAAAAATAGCTATATGCGTACATTCTCAACCTGCCCGTCACGTAGCAGGTTGAATCACTTTTTCTTGATAAAGGGCTGGTCCTGCCACCGTTGTTGTTGGGTGCGTTAAAAATACACTACTAATATGCCCGGCATGCGGGCAACAGAGTCCTGTTCACGATCGCCGCCACCGGAAATGGCGCTGCCTCGATACCTGCCAGTTCATGGCACTATTCGAAGCCGATGTTCCCCACGTTATATGGAGTAATCATTGGGGTTATGCCGCAGCACGTTGTATGCAAGAATGTGCTGCGGCTGGTTTGTGAGCTTTCGATAGTGGTTGTTATTTTTGCCCTTATTTGTTCCGGAGGCCCTGGTTCAATGGTCCGTCTACCCCCTGTGGTGATGTCAGCAAAATCAGCCACTGCGCGAACCACAATAGCCCGGGAAGATGCTGAAGATCACCAGGTAAAGCTGTCAGCGCAGAAACTGGAAGAACTGCTCGCATCAATGGTTAAGGATGAGGTTGATCGCAATGATGGGATTTATTGA